TTGGCGGTTGTTTCAATTATAGAAAAATGCGAGGGGGTACAGAGTTTAGTCGTCATTCGTGGGGTATAGCAATTGATTTAGACCCTCAAAGAAACCAATTAAAAGAAACCAATAAGACTGCTAGATTTGCACGTCCTGAGTACGCTAAAATGATTGACATATTTTATAAACACGGATTCGTTTCTTTAGGTAGGGAAAAGAATTACGATTGGATGCACTTTGAGATAAAAGGTTGATAATCAATATGTTAAGTTACTGTTATAATTAAAATAAAATATGAAGACTTCTGAAACAGGTAAAGGTTTAATTATTAAATTTGAAGGAGTAAAATTAAACGCTTATAGATGTCCTGCTGGAGTGGTTACAATTGGAGCAGGAAATACCTATTATCTAAATGGTAATAAGGTTAAAATGGGGGATAAGATAACTATGCCTCAAGCAATGGAATTATTCACAAGTCTACTCCCTAAGTATGAAGCTACTGTAATCAAAAACATAAAGGTTATTTTAAACCAAAACCAATTTGATGCTTTAGTTTCTTTCTGTTGGAACTGTGGAAGCTCACAAGCTTTATTTAGATTAGTAAATCAAAAAGCTACAGATGAGATAATCTATGATTGGTTAATTAACCATTATATAATGGGTGGTGGTAAAGTTCTTCCAGGATTAGTAAGACGTAGAAGAGCTGAAGCAGACCTGTTTGTAAAGAAATAATAACTATATTTGTTTCGTCCTTTACTTATGGTTTTGGATTTAAAAAGGTTTATGGTTGAACCCGTAATCAACCAACTACGTGCCAGACACGCTTCCCATAAGAACAGCGTCCCAGGTTTGGACTTCTAAGTAAGGGAAATGACGATGTCTATAACTTTACTACCCCCAGGAAAGTTTCTCTGATCAAGAACTACTGCCTGGGTTTTTTGTTTTATATAAAGTTATTTGTATATTTGTAAAAATTCAATTAAATTAAATACAATGTCAAAGAAAATTACAAGAGAAGAGTTAGTAGAATTAACGAAAGCTCACGAAGAGTATTACACTTCTAAGGACGAATTAGCAAATATCTTAATTGCTGAAGAACGTACAAAAACCCAAAAGCAACTTTCATTAATGAATTTCTCAGAGAAGGAAGAACAAGTTCAATTGTTAATGGGAGAAATCAATAAAAAATACGGTGAGGGAAAAGTTAATCTCACTACTGGAGAGATATCATGATTATAAGAAAAATATCTGTAGGACCTGATTCTTTTAAATCTATGAATTATGTAGTAGGTCAGGACGTGTTGGATAAAACTTACATGATTAGTCAGATATTGCATAAAGAATATGGGTATGATATATGGATTTTAAAAAACTTTGAAGAAGTTAAATGGAAAACTATATCTATTCACACTCCTGTAGTCATTGAATATAAAATAGATTTTTAATGGTATCTCCATATTACTTTATAGTATCACCTCTAAATGATAAGAGGTATGATAATGTAATAACATTTGGTAATAATAAACTAGTAACGAGTTCTTCAATAGAAGATCACAAGGCGGTTAATAGATTTGCTAAAGTTATAGAAGTACCAATGTATTATAATGGTCCTATTTCTAAAGGAGACATACTTGTAGTGCATCATAATGTATTTAGAATATATTATGGTATGCAAGGTGAAGAACGTAGCTCCTGGTCCAAATATAAGGATAATATATATCTTATAGATCAAGAACAGTTTTATTTATATAAAAAGAATGATGCAGATGATTGGGAGTCTCCATTTCCTTATTGTTTTATTTCTCCAATAGATAAAGAAAAGAAAGCATTTCTGACTTTAGGAGTTGATGAAGAGTTGTGGGGAAAGGTAGAATATATTCCAGAGTCTGTTGACAGTAAGATAAAGAAGGGAGATTTAATTTCATTTCAGCCAGAGATGGAGTATGAATTTTTTATAGATAAAAGGAGATTATTTCGAATGAATATTAGAAACTTATGTCTGAAGATTTAAAAGATAAAAGACTTAGATTAATTGTTGCAGCTGAGAAGGGTGTTGACGAGTTAATTAAAGTATTGGAAACGAAGATAATAACTAATGACGAGTCTGATGTATCGTCTGACAAAATGAAGAATGCTGCATCTGCAAAGAAATTAGCGTTTATGGATGCTATAGAGATGTTAGAAAAAATATCTTCAGAGAAGGATAAAATGGAGGATGCAGAAAAGAACAAAGGTATTGCTGCACCTTCAGGAAGATTTGTAGAAAATAGATCTAAACCAAATGGAAGAGGATAACAGATTATACAGAGTAGTAACTGGGTATATTGATAAAGCTATAATTAATACTAAGAATAGAAATAAATTATGGAAGTATGGATATGACTCAACGTATGATTTAGTTATAATCTCAAAGGATGGCACACTTGGTGAAATCTATGAAATAGAAGGACTTCATATCGGACTACCTTTAGCACCAGCTTCATTAAAACTATCAGATAAACTATCTTATTGGCAGCCAAAAGAATATCCTAAAGAGTTATTTAAATTAAAAAAGATATTTGATTGGGAGAGAATGGATAATGCTTTTAAGCATAAGTGGACTCCATTTATAGATGAAGAGTATGACAACAGGGAGTTAGGTCATTTCTTTAATAATCAAGGGCTTGCTACATACATAACTGGTTCTCACTATATGTATCTTCAGTGGTCAAAGATTGACGTTGGTCTTCCTGACTTTCGTGATTCAAATAGAATTTTCTTTATTTATTGGGAAGCTTGTAAGGCGGACAATAGATGTTATGGTATGTGCTATGTAAAGAACAGACGTTCTGGATTCTCATTTATGGCTTCTTCAGAAACTGCAAATGTGGGAACATTAGCTTCGGATTCAAGACTGGGTATATGTTCTAAGACTGGGGGGGATGCTAAAAAGATGTTCACTGATAAGGTTGTTCCAATAGTAAATAATTACCCTTTCTTCTTTAGTCCTATCAGAGATGGTATGACTAATCCTAAAATGGAACTTGCATTTAGAGTACCTGCTTCTAAGATAACGAAGAAGAATATGGGTGTTGAAAATACGGATGATGACGAAGGGTTGGACACTACAATTGACTGGTCTAGTACGGATGATAACTCTTATGATGGGGAGAAGCTTATATTACTTATAGAGGATGAAGCAGGTAAGTTAGAGAAGCCTAATAATATTTTAAATGGTTGGAGAGTACGTAAGACTTGTTTAAGGTTGGGTGCTAAGATCATTGGAAAGTGCATGATGGGATCTACCCTTAACGCATTAGCAAAGGGAGGTTCTAACTACAAGCAAATGTATCTGGACTCTAACCCAAGAATAAGATCTAAGAATGGTCAAACAAAGAGTGGGATGTATTCTTTGTTTATACCTATGGAGCATAATTTCGAAGGATATATAGATAAGTTTGGACATCCAGTTCTAGAAGATCCTAAAGAGCCAATAGAGGGCATTGACGGAGAGTTAATTGACATAGGTGTTATATCTTATTGGAATAATGAGTTAGACTCTTACAAGGGAGATGCTGACGCTCAAAATGAATTTTATAGACAATATCCAAGAACTACGTCTCATGCGTTTAGAGATGAAGCAAAGCAGTCGTTATTTAATCTTACTAAGATATACTCTCAAATAGATTATAATGATTCATTAGTAAAGGAAAAGTTTTTAACAAAAGGTTATTTCCATTGGAAGGAAGGAGTATTAGATTCTGAAGTTATATGGACTCCAGATAAAAATGGTCCATTCTTAGTTTCATGGCTTCCACCATTGGAGATGAGAAATAATAAAGTAAATATTAACGGACAGTTTCATCCAGGAAATGAACACATAGGTGCGTTTGGATGTGACTCTTACGATATATCGGGAGTTGTTGGAGGTGGAGGATCTAAAGGAGCATTACATGGTCGAACTAAATGGCACATGAGTAATGCTCCTGTAGGTCAATTTTTCCTTGAATATATTCATAGACCATTGACAGCAGATATAATGTTTGAGGAGGTTCTTATGGCATGTGTGTTTTATGGTATGCCAATGCTTGCGGAAAATAATAAGGCTCGTCTTTTATATCATTTTAAAAATAGAGGATATAGGAAGTTTGCATTAAATAGACCTGATAAAAAGTTTACTGACTTATCTGTTTCTGAGAGAGAGATAGGAGGAGTACCAAACAGTTCTGAAGATATGAAGCAGGCTCACGCATCGGCAATAGAATCATTTGTTGAGGAGTTTGTTGGATTAGATGATGCTGGTCATTATAGGGATATTGGTAGTATGGGAGATATGTTTTTCAATAGAACATTAGAAGATTGGGCAGCGTTTGATATTAATAATCGTACTAAATATGATGCGTCTATTAGTTCTGGATTAGCTATTATGGCAACAAGAAAACATATTGTTCACAACGAAGTAAAAAAACCGAAAAATATTATTAAATTTGCAAGATACAATAATGATGGAAACAGCAGTCAATTGAATAAATAATGGAGAAACCAATTATTAACATACAAAATTTATCCTTTCCCAATCAACAAGCATCTGACGAAGAGAAAAAAACAGAAGCTTATGGGTTAAGTGTTGGAAGAGCTATTGAAAGTGAATGGTTTAGACAGACTGGCGGCAGTTGTAGATTCTACAATCAGCATAGCGATTTCCATAATACTAGATTGTATGCTAGGGGAGAGCAATCAATCCAACAGTATAAAAACTTATTGGCTGTAAATGGAGATATGTCTCATCTTAATTTAGATTGGAGTATTATTCCTATCATGCCAAAATTCGTTGATGTTTTAGTTAACGGAATGAATGACCGTTTGTATAAGATAAAAGTTGAATCTCAAGATGTAATGTCTGCTGAAAAGAAAAATATCTTTCAGGACATGGTTGAGGTTGATATGAATGCAAAATCTTTCTTAGCTCAGACAAAAGAACAATTTGGAGTTGATATAAATAGCGTTCCTCAGGATGATATTCCAGAGACAGAAGAAGAGCTTTCTTTGTATATGCAATTGAAATACAAACCATCAATTGAAATAGCAGAAGAAACAGCGATTGATTCAATACTTTCAGGAAGTAATTATTCAGATCATATTAAACCAAAGATAAATTATGATTTAGCAGTACTAGGAATTGGTGGAGCTAAACATTCATTTAATACAAAATCAGGAGCTATAGTTGAATATGTAGATCCAGCAAGTTGTGTGTGGAGTTATACAGAAATGGATGACTTTCATGATTGCTTTTATTTTGGAGAAGTAAAACAAGTTCATTATACTGAACTAAGAAAAATAAATCCTAACCTTACAGACGACCAATTAAATGAAGCTAAACGAATTGGAGCAGCGTGGATTAATCATTTTCCTGCTTATAACAACATTAACGATTCTGCTTTTAATAACGAAGTAGTTAACATACTTTACTTTAATTATAAGACAGAAAGCAGACACGTTTACAAGAAGAAAAAACTTGATAATGGTGGATCTAAAGTAATAAGAAAAGATGGGAAGTTTAATCCTCCAAAAGAAGATGCTGATCTATTTGAAAGAGTAGATAACGTAATTGACGTTTGGTATGATGGAGCTCTTATCCTAGGGAGTAATATTATTGTAAGATGGGAATTGCTTAAAAATATGGTTCGTCCTAAAGCAGCTAGTCAAAGAGTTGTAGCGAATTATGTGTTTAATGCTCCTAGAATGTACAAGGGGATTATAGAGTCAAGTACTAAACGAATGATTCCTTTTGCAAATCAATTACAGCTTACTGGATTGAAGATGCAACAGGTTAAGTCAAGAATTGTGCCTGATGGTGTATTTATTGATGCTGATGGATTGAATGAGGTAGACTTAGGTACTGGAGCAGCTTATGGACCAGAGGAAGCATTGAAGCTTTACTTTCAGACAGGTAGTGTTATTGGTAGAAGTCAAACTGTTGATGGAGAGTTTAATAACGCTAGGATACCAATACAAGAGCTTACTTCGAATAGTGGTCAATCAAAAATGAATGCATTGATTGGTGATTATCAGTATAATCTAAATATGATTAGAGATTGTATTGGCATAAACGAAGCAAGAGATGGATCAACTCCTAACCCAGATGCTTTAGTAGGTGTTCAGAAAATGGCTGCGTTAAGTAGTAATACAGCTACAAATCATATATTAAGAGCAGGGTTAAGAATATCTAAAGATTTAGCTTATGGACTTTCTTTAAGAATATCAGACATACTTGAATATTCTGATTTCAAGGAAGAGTTTGCTATGCAGATAGGAAAATATAATGTTGCTATTCTTAATGATATTAAAGATTTATATCTGTACTCTTTTGGTATGTTCATTGAATTAGAACCAGATGAGGAACAGAAAGCACAATTAGAAGCTAATATTCAAATGGCATTAAGTCAAGGACAAATAGATCTTGAAGATGCAATTGATTTAAGACATATTAAAAACTTGAAACTTGCGAATGAATTACTTAAATTAAAACGTAAGAAAAAAGCTAAAGCATTACAAGAGTCTGAACAACAGAAAGCTCAGTATCAAATGCAAACTAATATGCAGTCTCAACAAGCAGCGGCAGAAGCTAAGGCAGCTGAAATGCAAGCTATGTCTCAGACAAAGATTGCTGTTATTCAAGCACAATCTCAAGCTGATATTGCTAAGATGAATGCTGAAGTTGAAAGTAAGAAAGTATTAATGGAATTAGAGTTTAATTATCAAATGCAATTAAAAGGTATTGATGATCAGAAACTAATGCAAAGAGATGATAAAAAGGAGGAAGCTAAAAATAAACGAGTAGATCAAGAAGCTAGTAGACAATCTAAACTAATTGATCAACGTAAAAATAACACTGCTCCAATAGATTTTGAAAGCAATGAAGATTCACTTGATGGATTTGATTTGAGTTCTTTTAACCCAAGATAAATAAAAAGAAAAGTTATGGCTATGAATGAAAAATTAACTCCAGCTCAAAGCTTAGGAGCTCAGAGATTTAAATCAGTATTAAGTATCAAAAATTCACCATCTACTCCTAGTGTAGTTGAAAGCATAGGTGATAGAGGCAAGAAAAAAGCAAAAGGTTTTAATTATAAAAAACAAAAACACCAATCAAAAATGGTTAAAGTTTTTAATAAAAACAATTGTAGAGGAGTTAATGGAGTTAGTGGAAATTGTAAAAAATAAAAGTTATGTTAAAACCAAGAAAATCAGCTGTTGCAAAAAGTGCAACACCACAAAAAAGAGTTGTAAGTAGAGGAACTTTCGGAGTAGAAGTTGACGGAAAAGAATCTCAAGTATCAGGAGTTAAAAAAACAATCTATAGAAATGATGGAACTGTTAGAAAGGCAGTATTCAAAGCTAAAGGTGTTGGTAGTTCTCCAGTGAACAAAATTAGAGAAGTAAATAAATATAAAAAACCAACAGATAAAGTAAAGAAAACTCCTGCCGAAAGAAAAGCAGCTTTAAAAAGTCTAGGTAAAAAAGCTTTAGGTCCACTTGGGGGTTTTATAGCATATAAAGGAGCTTTAAAAATTATTAATAAAAAATAATAGATAATATAATAATTATGAAGATAAATAATTATGAACAAGAAACTACTCCTTCTTTAACAGATTTTGTAATAGGTACAAAAAGTTCTGATTTGAGTACTATGAATTTTAGATTACAAGCTATAAGGGATTCATTTCAAATACCATCATTATCAGATGATGAAGGAGGATATAGACCTGTATTTAAAGATTTATCAGCAAATAATACTACATCATCTACAACTGCTATATTAAATTATGGAGTAAATGTATTTACAATTTCTTCATTAACAAATTATGCATGTAAATTACCTCAACCAACAACAGGATATAATTCAATTATAATAAATAACTCTGCATTACCTATATATATATATCCATCTAATATAGGAGGAAGAATAAATAATTATCCAATAGATACACCTGCGGTAATACCTGCTGACGGAAAACCATATACATTTATATGTATAGAGAATCCACTTCCAGGAGAATGGACATGGTTAACTCCTGCTATTAATCAATTAGTTCTTGGTGATTTTTCCATATCACATACAACTGGGACTGCTACAAATAGGTATGGTGTAACACAAGCTGGGTTGGGATCAAGTTCTGGAGTAGGACTATCTTCTGGGAGTATAACATTAACAGGAGAATGGAAAAGTGAAAGTAATCCAACAACAGTATCAAGAATTAAATGCTATAGTAATATTGTAGATATTGATGTACCAACTGTAACTAATTTACAAGTAGCATTTATTACTGCTTATAAAACAGGAGCATCTACAGTAGTACAAGGTCAAAGAGATGCATTTCAATTTCAAAGTGATCCTGATTCTTATACAGAATTAAAAAATGGTGTAGGAACACTAACTGCTAATCCTAATGAAGCTATTGGAGATACATATACATTATATGGTATTCATTCATCACCTGTAGCTATTTTAAATAGTCAAATAGGAACTGGAGGATCTTTTTCAAATTATTATTATACTTTTGGATTTTTTATACCTGCTTCTGCTTTAACTAAAACTTATAAGTTTAGAATAATATTAGAGTATTTTTAATAATAGATTAACTATTTTTCTAATTCAAAAAATAATGTTAAATTTGTAAAAATTAAACTAAATATAATAGAATGGAAATCAAGGTAACAAAAGTCGATGACCAAGGTAACGACATAGTAAGTCAAACGGAGACGTCTAACGAAACTACAGATACGAATGATGCAGTTGATACAAATGAAAGTAATGATGTCGATAATGATAGTTCTGATACTAGCACTGATAATCAGACACAAGACGAAGTAAAGTTTGAAATAGACGACAATAGTGCGTTAGAATATATTAAAAATAAGTTTGGTCGGGAAGCCGATTCTTTAGAAGCTTTATTTGAAACTAAAGCAGAACAAAACCAGGAAGAGCTTCCTGAGGATGTAGCAAGTTTCTACAAGTTTAAAAAAGAAACAGGAAGAGGACTAGACGATTACATGAAAGTCAATCGAGACTTTGACAAAGAAAACCCGAATGTATTGCTTGCGGAATACTACAAGCAGCTTAATCCAGAGTTGGATAATGATGACATTGAGTATATGTTAAATGAATTTGTTTCAGACGAAGACATTGACTCAGACTCAGAGATCAGACTAAAGGGTATAAAACAAAAAAAAGAAATTGCAATTGCAAAGGACTATTTCAACGGATTAAAGGAAAAGTACAAAGCACCTCTTGAGACGAGAGAAAGCTTTATTCCTCAAGAAGAGAAAGAGTCGTATAATGCTTATTTGCAAGAAAAGACTGCTAGCATGGAATTGCAGGCTGATCAACAAAAGCGTTCTAATATTTTCAGTAAGAAAACTAATGAACTGTTCTCAGATAAATTCGAAGGTTTCGGATTCAAGATTGGAGAAAATCAGGACATAGTATATAAACCTGGAGACGTTAATGCATTAAAGGAACAACAATCAGATCTAAGTAAATTCATTGGGAAGTTCTTAGACAATGATGGGAATTTAAGTAACGCTGGAGAATACCATAGAGCATTAGCTGTGGCTAACGATCCTGAAAAATTTGCTAAGTTCTTCTATGAGCAAGGTAAATCAGATCAGGTAGGAAGTTTTGAAAAAGAATCTAAAAATATAGACATGACAAGAGGAGCGAGTCAGTCACAAGCTAATAATTCAGGT